CAGGATCTCGCGGGCTTGCGCATCATGCTGGTGAAAGTTTTCGAAAAACACGCTCGTATCAGATCGCATTTCCTTTACTTCGCTCACCAGCCCCTGGGTGACGGTCGTCAAATCCTTCAGGCTGTTTTCAACACACTTCAAAGAATCGTTATTCTCGATCCGCTGTTCCTTGTTAAACGCCCGCCATTTGTCGTCAATCTCACCGATGAATTTCTGCCATTTATCAGATTCTGACGCCTGGAATTGCTGATCACTGGCATTGCGCTTTGCCATCCACGTCAAAACGTAGACAAAGAACACAATGAATATGCCAATGATTGCTGCCTGTTCCCACGCGGTGAACGGAATCACTCCCGCTACCTCGGTCATCCGGCGGCCTCATTGTCGTCAACGTCTTCAACCGGGAACTCATATAAATTTACTTTCCTGACCATCGCACTTCCAATCGCATCATAGACCTTGCTTGCTACCAGTCCCAGGGCAAGTCCAAACAATGCCGCGCCAAACCAACCAGTGTAATTTGCGGGCATACCAAGGCTAATTTGGTACAAAAGCCCAATGACAAGCCCAATCCCAAAACTGGTAGCGGTGAGTGCTTTGCCCTGGATACCAAACACCTTGATTAACTCCACCAGCCCCATGACCACAAAAATCAGGGGTACACCATTAATCACTTGATCAAAATTCATTTCTACCTCCGTAGTTGGTTAAACAAAAACACCCAGAACATGGGCGCTATTTCAAACACCATGTCCCGGGTGGAACGATCCGGAATTCCTATTTAGTTATGTTGATTATAGCACAAAAATTACTTACTTGTTGCGATTTTCCAAAACCCGTTTGATCAACCGCTGCAACCTTACATCGGATACAACCCAAAAGATGTCGGCCCCACATTGCTTGCATGATGCTTCAAGCCGGCGTACAAGCACACCACCGACTTCCAAAAATATTACCTCACCAACAACAAATTCCCTGCCAACCTCATTACCGCATTTTGGACATGTAACAGCAGATTCACTAATCATCAATTACCTCGGAGAATACTTTATTTTGGTCCCAACACAGGCGCGCGCATTCCCGGTCAGCGATCGCCTTACAGCCCTCGACCGTTGCCCCACTAACGGTGAAATACTCGTAAGTCTCTTCATTAATCACCCGGTACGTCAGCTTGCGCGCCTTCCTGGGCTTCCTTCTCAGTATGTCAACCAGTCTGATTTCGTCGTTCATTTCTTCACCTTTCTACAAATACCCTGTCGTCTAAACCACGCAGATACCACACACGCGGAGCGGTTAGGCACGCCAATTTGCGTGGCCATCCAAAAGTATGATCGCCCCTCCTTTTCCCAAGCGAGTAAGCGCTCGCGGTTTGCTTCTATCAAGTCATTGTTGTTGCTCATTTCGCTCCTAATTGTCTAATTGCTTGCTGCCTTTGTTTTTGAGCTTCACTCATTTTCTTTCTTGTTTCCTCTGAAAAAACACGCCCACGGCTTTTACTTCCAATCAAGCGTTTAGCTTCTTCTGAATGCTGTCTTCCGAAAAAACCATTCTGCTCACCTGTTTTAACTTCTCTCATTCTCTGTTTAGTTTCTTCTGAATGCTGTCTGCCAAACATAGGATTAAGTTCACCTGTGTGTGAATCAGATAACCGCTGACATGTCTCCTCACTTTTTAGACGCCCCATACCCGCAACACTTATCTTATGTTTGGATTCTTCAGTATGTTTATGACCAAAACAGTACGTATTGCCCTTGTGCGCCTCGCTTATTTTTGCCCGCGCTTCTTCTGAATGATGTTTTCCCAACATAGTGCCTGGTTTACCCATATGAGATTCAGACATTTTTCTTTTGGATTCATCAGAAACATACTGATGTGATTCAGACATTTTTCTTTTAGTTTCATCCGAAGCATGTGTTCCAAGTTTGCCGTTTGGTTTACCTTTTAGCGCTTCAGATTTTTTACGCTTCGATTCCTCAGTTTGAACGATGCCTATATGTGCTTTAGACATATTTCGCCTCGTTTCTTCGGAATGTTTGACACCTAAACAACTTCCTGCTTTTGGCGAAATGTTATAAGTTGGTTTCAAGCCATCAAGCAGAACTTGCTCATAGTACAGTTGGTTCTCAGTATCGCACAACAACACAATTTTGAACTCGAACGCCTGCTCGCCGTATTTATTCCATGCGTTCTGAAGATGTGCGTTTACATGATGATTTTTATTCAATTCCCATCGATGTCTTATAAAGCGTTTACGAAGGTAAGCTGAACTACCGATATAAAAATCACCATTTACTACATTAAATATTTTATAAACACCACAGTCATTCATCGTTTGCTCATTTCTATAATTGCCTCTTGATTACTTAGATGGTTCAACTTTGCGAACAAATTGATCACATCCATTGGCATTGAAGTACAGGTGAAGCATCCACACAATTGATTTTGGATATCAATCCACATGGAAGGATGACTGTCATCACCGTGAAATGGACATTTTGCTACGCCCCAATGATCGCCAGTGAAGGTAATGTTGTCTATGAAGTCTTCAATCCTGTGAGATCTCTTCACTTCTTCAACGTTCACGCCCACTTCCATGTCAAGAACCTGAGCGGTGGAATAATCAACAATATCGCGATCGACGATCATTTTTCTCGTCGGTGGCTGTGCTCGTTCCATGAGTTTCAACGTTTCTTCCGGAAAAATCTCTTCCAACTTCGACCATATCGGAAACTCCCCAACTTGATACTCGGTATAGATCGCACCACTGGGGTGAATGGAGCCAGGTAAGGTGACCAGCCCGCCCCGACCTTTGACGTCGATCTTTCCAAAGTGAAGATTCTTGACATCGTTTGTGCAGCGAGTATATAAGTGGATACCTCTCGCGGTACGGACCTTATAGCTATCAAACAACACTTGCTTTGCCGCTGGTGTACCTTCCGTTGCCGCCCACAGCGACCAGCGCAGGTATTCCGTAAGGTCATCGAAGTCGATAACAACAAGATTATTGGTGCCAGTAACAACAGCAGCATTTGACGGTATCCTGAACCACCGGATCAGTTCACTCTCAGTAGGCAGCTGCTTCTGATACTTACCCCACTTTATTTTTGGAATCTTCGTTCCCAGGTGACAGGGTATCACTGAAAACCCCCTGGAAACAAACCAGAAAACAAGATCAAGCTGGGTGCCGGAGTTTTTAACATTAGTCATAATTTTTCACCATCTGCGGGTTGTGCGGGGTTTTAAGTGCCGTTTGAAAAAAGTATAAAAATACACTACAATTCTTTAACATTCTCAATCTTTGGGCAGGATATGGGTTGCAGGAATTGTGTAAAGCCCGCACTCCAACGAGAGAGCACTTTAGAAGTGTAATTTTTAACAACTTTAAAACGGTCTTCCAAAGCCCGCAAACCCCGCAGGTTTCAATTGTTAACAATTCAAGTAAGCAGGTTATTGTTTTCATTTGCGGTTGAATTTGTACTCCATAATTTTGTTACGGTTTTCTTGAGAATCCATGCCGTATCGATCCTTCAAAATGCTCTTAACATTCATTAGCCTCTTTCCAAACGCCTTCACGCTCCTTGGCCAATCGCTGTCCGGCTTATTGCCATTGAAGAGCGTCGTTTGCGCTTCAGTGTAGATCTCCCGGGCAGTAACCCAGCGGTTGAGATTGCTGGTTGAAGTTGCAGAATACAGCGAGTTGTTCAACCATGCGTCGATCGCTTCGATTACGATTTCACCATCCGCAAGGAAATTCGTTTGCGCGAGCTTCAAATCGACTACAATCTCATCCCACAAGTCGACCTTATCTGCTTTTACGGACATGAGGCGGCCAAGTGCTTCCCAGTCCGCCATGCGGAGGGTCGAATATGCGGGGAGGTCGCCGTCTTGAAGTTCCTTCACTACTGAGTTCAAGCTTGTCAGCATATCCCCCCACCAGGCGTTGCGCAGGTTGTCGATCTCCTGGAGGAATAAGCTCTCTCGTTTGCGGTCATCATCATTGACGCGGTTGAGGGGTAACAGCAGCAACCTGTCAGCTAAATCATCACGTCTCAGGGTGTCTGGCGTCCTCGCTGTCACCGCAATCCAACAACGGTATTTGAGTATCACG